AGCTGGTTGTGCTGGTTGAGCAGCTGGTTGTGCTGGTTGAGCAGCTGGTTGTGCTGGTTGAGCAGCTGGTTGTGCTGGTTGAGCAGCTGGTTGTGCTGGTTGAGCAGCTGGTTGTTGAGTTGGTGCTGGTTGAGCCGCTGGTTGTTGTCCTGCATTACAACTTTGTTTTAAATCGACAGCTCCTGCATCAGCAGCAGATATATTTCCACCAACACTAAGCATATTAAAACAAATACTTGAAACAGATGAATCAGTACCTTTCCAAGCTATTGTTGAATTTAATGTACATTTACTATCATTAGTTTGTGCAAGTTTCTGAGGGTCAATTTGATTACCTTGAGCATCTCTAAATAAAGCACTATGAACTTGATATACACTATTAATACAATTAACATCTGGATATGGATTTAATTTACCACCGTTATTTCCTTGAACTGAATCACTACCTAAATCTGGTGTTAAACCTAATATTTGATTACCTAATGGTGTTGAATATAATTTTGAAGTATCAGATTTTAGATTAACATCTCTAGTATTTAAACGAAAAGTATCATCATTAGATCTATTTCTTAAAACATAATCAGCAAAACCGGGTGAACCATTTGATGTACTTTTTTTATAAAAATTTGCACAAGAAGGTTGTGAATTAATAAATTTTTTATCTGCATTATCTTGATAAAAATTTTGATTTTTTCCAGTATCATCATCTAATTTACAATTAGATGAATTTATAACATCTGGTGACTTTGAAGGTTTACCATCAACACCATTAAATGGTGCTATATTAACTCTATATTGATCAATTTTTGTAGGTTTAGTTAAATCATTTACTCCAGCAATACCAATACCAACTGTAGGTGACCAAGTACAACAAGCTCTTTTTTTTAGTGAATCTTTAAATTTATCTCCTTTTGCTTCAGGATGAATAGTATAATTATTTAAAGCCCAATTTTGAATAAATTTACCTAAATCTGTATCTGTATTTAATAAAAGATCATCTTTAACTATTGTATTTCCCATTATTATAAACTTATAAAAAAAAACTTAAAATTAAAATAAAATCTAATTATTTTATATATAAAAAAAATGGGTGGTAAGACTAGTAAGACAGTTACAACTACTGATATACAAAATGAAGTTAGTGCTGAAATAAAAAATTTAAATAAAAATGTAACAGATATTTTAAATCAACAAATTACAAATTCAACAATGACAATGGTTAATGAAACAGCACAAAGTATTTCTATGGCTACTGGTGGAGGTAATACAGTAAATCTAGGGAATATTAGTGTAAAGGGTAAAGATTCTGTTTTTAAAATTGATCAAAAAGTTGATGTAAAAGCTACAAATCAAGCTGTAGCTAATATAACACAAGATTCTAGTGCTATGGCAAAATTAGCTAATACAATCAATTCTAGTGTTATGGATAAAATACAAAATGATTCTGTACTTCAACAAGCAATGCAAGCAGCATCTAATTTACAAAAATCCTCAAGTACGGCTGGTGGTTTAGCCGATATGCTTTCATCAGTTACTAAAATGATGGAGTCTGTATTAACTCCAGGAACAGTCTCAAATACTCAAAGTAATACAATAATTAAAAATAAAATGAAAACTAGTATTTCAAATACAACTATAAATGAAAATAAGATTAAATCAATTGTTGAAAATAATATTAATAATACAATAAAACAGTTAAATTCTGCATCATGTAATATTAATACAAGTGCTAGTAACCAACTTACAGCAGGTAATGTAGATATTGCAGATGGTGGACAAGCTATTATTACTCAAGTTGCAAATGTTAATGCACTAAATACTTGTATTTTAGGTGCAGCACAAGTTGCAAAAATGGTAACAGATATAACAAGTAATAATGAAAATGCTACATCCACCGATACTAGTAATAAAAATACAGCAGGACAAACTATGGCAGCAACAGCTACAGTACAAGAAACAACAGAAACAAAAGCTGCTCTTGAATCTGCAATATCATCATTTAGTCCTTTTGCTGCAGGATCTTCGGGAATTATTATATGTATTATTATTCTTCTTATTATAGGAGTTGGTGCATATTTATATTCCACAATGTCATAATAAATTAAATTTTTATTATAAAAAATATCTAAATAATTAATAATAATGTCTGATAATATTTTATTAATTATTTTATTAGTTTTTTTAATTATTTTATTTTTAAATAACAAAAAACAAATAAATGAAAAATTTCAAAATATTGAAAATGTAACAAAAAAATATTATAAATATGTTTTAAGCGATGATGATTATAAAAAATATGAATTAATGACATTTTCTCAACTAAATTTTGATTTACAACAAAAAATATTAAATAAAATCATTAATAATGAAATAATTTTAAATAATGAAAAATTTCAAAATATAAATGACACAACACAAAAAATATCATCTATTGAAATACCAATTTCATCTAATGAAAACATTTTTAACCTAAAAACTACAATTGATAATACTATTAGCACCGAAAATACAATGCAAACTAGTGAAAATAAATATTACTCTTCTGAAAATATAACTCTTCCATCTAGTGAAAATCCAATTCATTCTAGTGAAAACATAATTGCTAGTTCTTCTGCTCCAGAAATTGTTAATTATTATAAAAACATTTTAGATATTGATTATTTAAAATCATCTATAGAAGTTGGTTCTAGATATATTCCAATTAATGATCTTATATTTGCTGTTCGTGCAAATAGAATGTTAGATGAAAATATTTTAAGTTATAAACCAAAATTATTATTTGATGAAAATGATAATATCAACTATTCTGTTATGAATTTAAATAAAATAAATGAATTACCTAAAGCAAAATTAACATCATATAATAATATTTTACTTATATCTGTACCTAATGATGATTTTAATATAAATAATAAAAATATTTTTGAATCTGCTATTATCAAAGATAATCAAATATCATTTAAAAATGTTAAATTGAATAAAATAGACGATTTACCTATAGCACTCATTAAATTAACTGATGCTCAAACTGCTATAAAAATAGAAAAAGAAGAGGTTTTTGTGTAAATAATTAAACCATAAATTGTTTAATTATTTGACCATAAATTGTTTATAGTTTTTGAAGAAACTTTGATATTATAGTTTTCTTTTATAATTATTCTTGCATATTTTGGATCACATGTTTGTGATTTTATTGATTTAATATAATTAATAAAATCATCAGAATATTTTTTTTTTTTAATTGTAATACTTGATTTTTTATAATTTAATTCTCTACCATTTGATGTTTCATCCCAGCCAAATATAACTATATTATTTCTATCAACTTCATCATGACATTTAGAACATAAAGTTACTAAATTATAATTTGCATCTTTTTGAATATGTAATACTTTTTCATTAATATTTTTACTATTAAAATCTTTTTGAAAATTAATATGATGTGTTTCTAAATTATTCTTAGATTTACATATTTCACAATTAAATAAATAATTACATGAATTATATTTTGATTTTTTTATATCATAATTATCATAATCATTTAATATTTCAGTTGTAACTTCATTAAATTTATTATCTTTCATTAAAAACTTTGCAACTGTTAATCCATAGAAAGAATCACCTTGTCCATCTGATAATTGTCTATCAAAAATCAATTTTTCGTTTTGTGAATCACAAGTTATTTTTAAATGTTTTGCTTTAACATTTTTAAGAGATTTAACAACTTCTAAATTAGTTAATTTATGTAAATGTGTAGCAGTAATAAATGATGTATTACTATCAGATAATGTTTTAAGCATGTATGCAACAATTATATTTGCTGATTTTTCTTCTGTTCCTTTACATATTTCATCACCAATTACCATGGTATTTTTATTGTTTCTTTTTAATATAGAAGTTAATTCAACCATTTCAACCATAAATGAACTTAATCCTCTATGTAAATTATCATTTCCAGTTATTCTAGTAAATAAACTTTTATAAGGTGTAAATTCAAAATATTTAGATGCAGTAAAATAACCAATTTGTGCTAAAATAATATTTAATCCTATTGATTTCATTAATGTTGATTTACCTGAACTATTAATTCCGTACAATAATATACCACATAATTCATTTGGTCCTCCTAATTCAATATCATGTGTTTTATATTCAAAATTATTATTTATATATTCAACTATTGGATGTCTTAATTGTGTTGATTTAAAATATGATACATCATTATTCACTATTATAGGTTGTGTATAATGATTTTTAATTGAACAATTTGCTCCTGAATTTACAAAATCAATAAAAGAAATATTTTTTGACCAATATTGAAGAATTTCAGAAAACTGTTTTGTAATTATATCTAATTCTTCAATAAATTTTAGTTTAATTAGTTTTGCTAATGCTATTTTTAAACTAACTACTGACATTGAAATTTCTTTTATTTTTTTACAATTAATCTTAGTATAAGAACTTTTTGGTAATTCTGTAAAAACAAGCTCATCTACTTTTAATATAATACCATTAACATTAATTTCTTTTACTTCTTTTAAATTTGTTTTTAATAAACTACACCTTTTGCTTGTAATCAATAAATAATGACCATCTCTTTCATTATATTTTAATTGTATCAATGTTGTATCTTTTTTAATTTCTATATATTCTGATAGTTTTTCTTGTAATTTTTCCATAAAACTATTTGCTGTTTCTATTTCATTGTATAATTTTGTTATATCATTATATTTGTTATTTAGAAAGATGTTTTTATCATATTCATTAAAATTACTAAAATTTAAATTTGCTATTATATTTAAATTAAAAGTTTTTTTAATATAATCCAAAAAATTATCAATATCGATACTTGATTTATTTAAACTAAAAATTTTATTTTTTTCACTAAACTCTATTATTTTTTTTATTTGATAATATGATAAAAATAATAAATTTAATTCATAAGGATGTAAAATTCCAATTTCTAATCTTCTTATTAATCTTTCTAAATCGTTGATATCTTCTAATAAATCATTTAGTATTTTATAATTATCATTTTTAACAAGTTTTGATATTAATTCATATCTTTCATGCAATTCATTATTTTCAACTAAAGGTTTTGATAATTGTTGTTTTAAATATCTTTTACCAATTAATGTTTTTGTATAATTTATTATTTCAAATAAACTTTTTTGATTTGGATTATTATTAAAAACATCTAATTGTTCTAATGCATGATTTCCTAAATATAAATATTTATTATTAATAAATTGTTCTGGTAATTTTAAAGAATTTATTAGATTTTCTTGATGAAGTTTAACATACTCAAAAATATTAGTTAAAGATAATCTTGCCCAATTATTTTTATGTAAATTTGTTATTTCAAATATATTACTGTGATTTTTAAATATTTTATCAAAAATGTTTTGTTGATATGATATTTTATTTGTATTTTTAAAATTTATATTAAATAACATTTTCTCATTAAAACCTAGATAGTCAATTATATTTTTTACTGACATATTTTGTATTTGTTCATTATCTTTTATTGTTGTATATATTAAAATTTCTTTTGGATTAGTTGTTTCTAAATATCTTAATGAATCATCTAAAGCAAAAATAATATCAGTATCATTTGAATATGTTTCATAATAACTACCATAACCTGTAAAAATATCATATGCAGATAACCCAATACATAATTTACTAGAAACTTTTTCTAACACTAAAGAAACAATACTTGATGATTTATTAGAATTTTGAATATTTGTTGAATTAATAAATGTACTAGGAGAATAAATACCCGTTATTTCTCTTTTAGGTTTTGGTGGTTCAGAAGTTTGATCAATTAATACAACTGTATAATTTAACCCACATAATTTATCAATAAACACTTGAATAACCTCAATTGGAAATCCAATCATTCTTGGGTTACTTTTTGAAACAGGTTCTTTACTATTTTTTTTTGTACAAACAACATTTAAATTTGATGCAAGATATATTAAATCTAAACCTTCAATATCACATGAATAACATTCATGAAATGCACCAACTTGCATTAAAATAATTGTTCTATTTTTACCATATATTTCTGAATAAAAATTGTGAATATCAAAATAATCTTTTACTAAAATTTCTTTGTCATAATTCATTAAATATATATATATTCATTTTTTTAAATATTTTTAATTTATTAGTCAACTTATTTATTTTTTATTTTTTATTTTTATTTATTTATTTAAAAGAAAAATATTAAGTATTAATATATGGAAAATAATAATAAACTTATTAGTACTGAACATGAGTATCTAAATAAATCTATTACTGAAGAAATTGTTACTGAACCTGCTACTGAAGAAATTGTTACTGAACCTGCTACTGAAGAAATTGTTACTGAACCTGCTACTGAAGAAATTGTTACTGAACTTGTTGCTGAATCTGTTACTGAACCTGCTACTGAAGAAATTGTTACTGAACCCGTTACTGAAGAAATTGTTACTGAACCTGTAGAAGAAATTGTTACTGAACCTGTAGAAGAAATTGTTACTGAACCTGTAGAAGAAATTGTTACTGAACATGTAGAAGAAATTGTTACTGAACATTTTGTTGAATCTGTTGCTGAACATGTAGATGAATCTGTTGCTGAATATGTAGATGAATCTGTTGCTGAACTTGTAGCTGAATCTATTACTGAATTTGTAGATGAACCTGTTGCTGAATCTATTACTGAAGTTGTAGATGAACCTGTCGCTGAACATGTAGATGAACTTGTAGCTGAATCTGTTGCTGAACTTGTAGCTGAATCTATTAGTGAATTTGTAGATGAACCTGTTGCTGAATCTATTACTGAAGTTGTAGATGAACCTGTCGCTGAACATGTAGATGAACTTGTAGATGAACTTGTAGCTGAATCTGTTGCTGAACATGTAGATGAACTTGTAGATGAACTTGTAGCTGAATCTGTTGCTGAACATGTAGATGAATCTATTACTGAATTTGTAGATGAATCTGTTTCTGAATCTATTACTGAAGTTGTAGATGAACCTGTCGCTGAATCTATTACTGAAGTTGTAGATGAACATGTCACTGAATCTGTTAATGAAGTAGAGGTTAAACATGTTACTGAAGTAGTAGATGAACTTGTTGCTGAAGAAACTACTGAACTTGTTGCTGAAGAAACTACTGAACTTGTTGCTGAAGAAACTACTGAACTTGTTGCTGAAGAAACTACTGAACTTGTTGCCGAAGAAACTACTGAACTTGTTGCTGAAGAAACTACTGAACTTGTTGAAGAAAGTACTGAACTTGCTGAAGAAACTACTGAACTTGTTGAAGAAAGTACTGAACTTGTTGAAGAAAGTACTGAACTTGCTGAAGAAACTACTGAACTTGTTGCCGAAGAAACTACTGAAGAACTAAATAATATTCAACATAATATAAAAATTTTAGAAAATGATAAAAATATCAATTTAATAGATGAAAATCAATTTGAAGAAAAAATATTATCTGAACAAAATATTATTTTTGAAAGTGCAGAAAATATTAAAATAAAAAAAAGTATTTCTGAAAATTTAATTAAAAAAGTTGTTAAACCTATTATTAAACAAAAATCTGTTGTTAAACCAAAATCTGTTGTTAAACCAAAATCAGTTGTTAAACCAAAATCAGTTGTTAAACCAAAATCAGTTGTTAAACCAAAATCAGTTGTTAAACCAAAATCAGTTGTTAAACCAAAATCAGTTGTTAAACCAAAATCAGTTGTTAAACCAAAAAAATAAATTATATTTTACCAAGTCTATATCTTAAATAATCTTTAATTACATCATAATTTTCTCTTAAATCAAACCAATTATTAGAACCTTTTTTAACAAATTCACGTAATAAATTATATATTATATTATAACCTTTATTTGATTTTAAAAGATTAAGTTTTGTTTTTAAATGTTCAAATTCTTTATATTTTTCTATCCATTTGATACTTTTTTTAAGGAAAAAATCAGTAACATTTTTTCTTAATCTTTCATCTTTATTTACATCTTGATATTCAATAACATTTGTAATAATTGGAGGTGGTATAAAATATTTAAGTACTCTTTTATCATTAATTGTTGTCATATATATTATTTTAGTTTAGATTTTTTTTATTATTTCATCACCTAAATTTAAATTAAAATTATTAAAATTATAATTATTAAACCATTTTTGAATTATTTTATTAATATCATTATCATTTAATTTATTTTTTGGATAAAATTTGTTAATTAAATAAATATATACTTTAGTTAAAAGTTTATTTTTATTTTTTAAATATTCATGATCAGTTTTAATACATGAATTTATAATTCTATCTATTGTTTTAAATTTTTGTCCATTATTAACTTGTTCCTGAATTTGATCAAAGAAATTATCATAATCTATAAAATTATAAATTTTATGTAATTCAGTAGAATCAAGTACAGTATATGGATATAACATATATTTTTGTGAATCCTCTTTAGAAATGTTATTATAGCATTTTTTTTTTACAAAATTTAAAACTTTATTATGTGAGATGTAATATTTACTTGGACATATAGGGTCGTCATCTTCATTTTTATGTGTTTCTAGTGTATTTGGATTTAAAAATATTTCATTTTGATTAACTTTAAATCCAATATTTTTTATTTTTCTTTCCATATAATTAAGATATAAAAAAATAATATTAATAATAATAATGAGTGATAATATTGTTCAATCAGAATGTAATAATAATACTGAATATGAAGAAAGTATTTCGGATGATGATTTTCAAGATCATACTGAAAACATAGATTTAGAAGGAAAAATTATATCAAAGTATAACATATTACACAAATTAGGAAGTGGTAGCTATTCAATAGTATGGTTAGCTTATAATATTGAAAATCAAAAATTTTACGCTATAAAAGTCCAACATCCAAATGAATATAAAGAAGGTGTTAATGAAAATAATTTTATGAGAAGATTACCAAATGATTACAATTTTAATAATCTTATTGATAATTTTATTGAAATTTCTAATAATAAAAAATATTTGTGTTCAGTATATAATTTACACTCATGTAATTTAGATTGTTTAATTAGAAAAGGAAATTATGAAAATGGTATTCCTTTTAATAAAAGTATTAGAATCATTAAAGATTTATTTAAATCAATATATTATTTGCATAAAAAATTAAAAATATGTCATGCAGATATTAAAACTGATAATATACTAGTAAAAGGAGTAACAAAATTAAATAAATATTTAATTGATTTATATAAATTTGAAAATTTTAATGAAAAATATAAAAATAAAAAAAATGAATATTGTTCTACAAATAATAAAAAAATAGATAATATAACTTCTATAGAAAAAATAAAAATAAGATGTAAGACACATTCAAATATTTATGAAAATATTATAGATAAATATAATGAATCTGAACTTGAAAAATATGATATTGATGATAGTGAATTATCTATTAGTTTAGCAGATTTTGGTTCATTTATGGAAGAAGAAGAATATTTTGAAACAGCATTTGGAACAAGATATTACAGATCTCCAGAAAATATATTAGTAGGTAAATCATCATATCCAAATGATATATGGGCATTAGGTTGTACAATTTATGAAATTTTAACTGGGAAATTTTTATTTGATCCTATAAAAGATAAAAATTATGATCGTGATTCTTATCATTTAAAATTAATAAATGAATTATGTGGTGAATTTCCAAAAGATTTTTTAAAAAAAACCAAAAACTATAAATTGTATTTTGATAAAAATTATAAATTAAAAATTGATAAAGATTTAGAATTTAAAAATATAATTGATAGTAATTTATTTGATAAAGTTCCACAAGAAATAATAAAACTTATCAAAGAAATGTTAATTATTGATCCTACTAAAAGAATTACTATAAGTGAGTGTATCAATATAATAAATAATTATTAACTGCAATGTTTAACCATAAAATCATATGGTATATTATTATAATGAATTGTAGTATAACCTTCATTTCTTCCTAATATATAACTGGTATCTTTACAAATTAAATTAGAATTTGAGTTTGAATTATAATAAATAGTGTTATTATTAAAATTAATATTATTATAATTAGCATTAATAGAATTAGTTTTTTTAAATTTATGATCAAAACTATTGTTCAAATATTCAACGAGAGAAGGCATAAAATTCTTTATAACAGTTAGAGATTTTTTTTTTCAATTTTTTTTTATTTTAAAAAATATTAATTCTAAATAAATATATTATGGATGATATTGTTATAATAACTTTTCTAGTAATTATTTTATTTATTTTAATTAAAAATAAAATGAGTGAAAATTTTAAAACAAAATCTACAAAAAAAGAAGCAAAAAAAGAAGCAAAAAAAGAAGCAAAAAAAGCACCAAAAAAAGTTTCATTAAAAGGGAAAAAAATGAGTCCTGTAATTAAAAAAGTAACACCTCCTGATTTAAAAAAAATAACACCTAGGGCTCGTAAAATATATAATAAAGTAGCAAAAGGGGAAAAAATGAATCCTGTAATTAAAAAAGTAGCTCCTCCTGATCTAAAAAAATTAACACCTAGGACTCGTAAACTATTTAACAAAAAAAACAAAGGATATAAACCTAGATTTGATATAATACCAACAATTATTTCTTCAGCAAATGAAGTAAAATCTCAATAAGTAGCTCCTTATGAAAATAAATACTCATCGTCTAAATATTCAATAAATAGCGAAGAACCTATAATTGATTTATAATCAACAATTATTTCTGCAAAAAATGTAGTAAATACTCAAGAAGTGGTTTAGTTTAAAAAACAAATACTTATCAAATATTCTCTTAATAAAGTATAAAATTAAGATAATAACATTAAGTTAAAATAAATAATTATTAATTTATTCTATAAAATAATAATTGTTTTTAAATATCTAATGCATTTTTAATATCTTCATCATCATCAGATAATGGTTCTTCTTCTTCACCATTAAATTTATAACCACGCCATCTAGTTTTCTTGGGATCTCCAATTTTTTCAAATAAAAATTTATTAAGATCAACTTGATTTGATACTTTAACACCTTCATGACTACTTTTGAACCAAGCTTTGAAATCTTCATAAATTGCTTTCATACTAATTGTATCTTTCTTATCACCAGTATATACAACCCTATTAATAAAGTATTCAGTAAAGTGATCATTTTCCATTTTATAACTTTCAGTACTAATTTTAACTGCATCAGGTTCTGAAAGATATGGTATTTTCTTATATTCAGTTACATATAAATGTATTAAATAACTTACAAATAATGGTGCCCAATCTTTAATTCTATCTTTTAAAGATGCATCAATTAAATGTTCATTAGGTTTTTGGGGTCTTTCAACAAATTTTGAACCAAAATTAGTTACTCTTAGACGTCTCCATGTACCACCATCGATAGAAGGAACAGTTGGTAATTGATTACATGCCAAATAAAATTTAATTTGTGGTTTTACTTCAACTGGATCAGAATATAAACCTCTAACAACAAATTTATCATTACCAGTAATTTCTTTCATCATACCAACATTAAGCCTTTCACCTTCATCTGTTTCTTGAAAACAACCACATCTTGCACCTTTTAATCTTAATAATTCAGGAGATGCTTGTCCAGAACCTCCTCTTTTTCTTGTTATTATTGTAATTTGACAAGATAAATAATATTCACCCAATGCTAATCCAACAAGATTAAATAATAAACTTTTACCATTTGAACCTGAACCAGTTGCTATATATAATTTTTCTTCTTTATTATGACCAGAAACACAAGTTGCTAATGTCATTAAAAAGTATTTACGAACTTCTGGATTAGGTAAAATTTGTTCAAATAATTTATTCATCTTTTCAAAATAAGGATGTGATTTTTTAAAAGGTATATAATCATTATTAGTTGTTTTAGAAATATAATCATCTGGTCTTCCATCTCTAAATTCTTCTTTGTTAAGATCATAAACACCATTATTAAAACCAATTAAATCATAATTTTCATCTAATTTATTTTCAAATTCTGGATCAAAAAATAATGCTTTTGCTTCTTTCATTATTTTTTCTTTAAAAGTAACATCAAGTAGTTTACTTGCAATTTTTTGAATATTTAATGCTTTTTTATTTATATCTTCTCTATCTAAACCCGTTAATCTTGTAGCTTTTAAATTATAAGCTGATGCTAATTTAAAATATTCATTCGCAAAAGATTCAGATATTTCTCTTTGTAATGTATGACCTTGTGGTACTTTAAACCATCTATGATTTTTAAATTCATACCATGTATTATTTGTTAATGATGAACAAATATATTTATTTGGATATTTTGTATGTAATGCTTTAGCAATTTTATATGTACTACCTTCTAAACTTTGTGTTAAGGCTTCTCTAATTTCATTAGCCATAAATTGAGTAAATTTAGCATTATCATCTTGTTCAGCCCATAACATTATTGATCTATAACCTAAACCTTCATCTCTCATTTTATACCATAGTTCTTCACATTCACCATCTTTAAATTTATTTGATAAACGTGAAAAATCAATCCATGTTTCTAATAAAGAATTATCAATATTATGTAATGCCCAACCTACACGTATCCAATCATTAAAATCTTCAGCTCTTTCTTCTGATAAAATTGAAATAAAATATTTAGCTCTTCTTACAGTATCTTGTTTATTTTCTGGCACGGGTTGATCAACATCTGTATTTTTTATATATGTAATTTTATCTGCTATTTTACCATATTCTTCATCAATAATATCATCATCAATATTATTTAAATATACTTGTGCATTTTCTTTACACCAAATTTTTTGTTGTAATGAAAACATTTTAATACAAACTTCTTTTTGATTTAATAATTTTTGAATATTTAATTCTTTATTCTCAATATTAAATATTTTTGTTAATCTATATAATTGACCATCTTTTTTCTTTGAACCATACATTAACCAACAATTTGTATTTACAACTGCTTTATCAATAATTTTATCAACTGAATTACAAAATCCTGTAAAATTATCATTATTTTCTAATGTTTTTACAACATCATTTCTTACTAAATGTCTTACTTTATAATGTGCACAAATATTGTTAAAAATTAAATGGAAACCATCTTTTACTATTGTTGTTTTTTTTGTTGGTTGTTCTTTTTCATGTAATGTTACTTGTAATTCTGAATCATTTAGATCTAAAAATTTTTTAAGTGATTTTCTATATGTATTAATAACATCAATTATCATATTATTATTATATAATCTTTCATTGGTCTTATATTCATCTAATGGTAATTCTAAATCTACATCAACTAATATTGGTCCGTAATCTTTTGGCTTTTCTGCTATACTAAATACTGCACCGTATTCTACAGCATTACTATAATGATCTAAAAATTCTTTTCTTGCTTTTTTATCTAAATTGAATTTACCAAAAAAAGAATCACCCATTGATACATGAGTAAATTTTACATCAGAACCACCTATTACTTTATGTTTTTCAATAAACTTATAAACAATATCTTTTAATTTTGTAATTTTCTTTGGATTAATTTCATATATTTCAGCCATAACTTATTATAAATATGATTTTTTAAATATATTTTTCATTTTTTTTAAATATATTTAAAAGAGTATACTTAAAATGATGTTTTACTACGTAAAAATCAATTTTATATGATTAAACTTTATATAACATCATTAAAAATATAGATTAAAAATTATCAAAAGTTACTCTAATTTTTATTTTAAAAAAATTGATATATAAAAGTATAAGCTACAATATATATTAATTATGTATTTCTGTCCAAAGTGTCATTTTTCTTTTGATATAGGTAAATCATCAAACATTATTGTTGATGAAAAAAATGTTATTAAAAAAACTGCAGATATTTTTAAAAAAATAGAAAATAATGAAGATATAAGCAATTTTAAAACTGATATTAAAATTGATGAAATTATTAAAAATGCTAAATATAAAAAATTAAGTGATCAAGATAAACAAAAAATTAATAAATTATATGAAGAAGTACCATCTAGTGGTATTGAATTTAAATGTACTAATTGTAATAATTCTATTGAAATTAAAGAATCAATAGTATTATATGAACTTGATGTGAATAGTAAAAATGAAAAAATCAAAACTTTAGAAGAAAATCAATTCTATTGTTCTAATCCTACATTACCTAGAACACATGATTATATTTGTAAAAATGAATTTTGCGAAACAAATAAAAATTCTAAAATAAGTAAAGAAGCTGTATTTTATAGAGAAAATAATTCAATGAAAATTAATTATATTTGTTGTGTTTGTTATTATAATTGGTAATTTTATTTGTTGTGTTTGTTATTATAATTGGTAATTTTATTTGTTGTGTTTGTTATTATAATTGGTAATTTTATTTGTTGTGTTTGTTATTATAATTGGTAATTTTATTCTAAATATGATAATAAATGTTCTTTTTTTAGTTCATCTAATGTCCATATTTCATATCTTCCATTTGGTAAAGGTC